CAGCCGCCCCACCCTGGCACAGGTAGTTGATGAGCTTATACTCGAACGTGCGGAGGACACCCTTGACATGCTTAGGCTCCTCGCATTTGTATTGCCGCCCGCCGATAGTGGTGATGTAGCCCTCGGTGGAGAGTGAGTGCCTGATAGAATCGTTCAGCTCCTTGACACCTGGAAATGCCCGTGCATAGATGCGCTTGAAGTTAGACGCCTCCTGCTCCGTGCAGTCCAATTGCGACATGATGACACCTTTGCCGGCACCATACAAAGCGGCGAAGTTCAATGTCTTAGCCACTTTGCGCGACACGCCTGCCATCTCCGCCACCATGTTATGGGCGTCTATCGTCGGGTTGTTCTGGTATGCTGCCAGCATCTCACCGTCCTCGTAATGCGCAAAGACACGCATCTCTATCTGCGAGTAGTCCGCAGAGATGAGCACGTGGTTGTCATCTGGCAGGATGTAGCGCCTCACGTTCGGCATCTCAAACGGCGGGACATAGCCTATTGACTTGAACGTGTTGAAGAGCAGCTCCCACTCAGACGGGATGTTCATCAGCGACGGCGCGCATGACAGCCGGCCTGTGCGGGCGCCGACACCATAGTCCGACCTGATGGGGGAGAACCTGAACATGAGCCTGCCCTTCTTGTGTGCGCTTGCCGCGTCACACCATGGCGACATGAACGTCCTGACCGATGTGGCCAGCGAGCTGCGCAACAGCAGCCTGCCAAGCAAGTCTTTGTCATTGACGCACTTGATGAGCGCGCCTTTGCTGGTAGAGGGCTTGCCTTTATCCGTCAGCGGCAGGTCTTCTTTGAGCTTCTTGCGCTTGGCCAAGGCTTCAGCGACATCGGCATCTGAGTCGATGTCCACATCGCCGATCTTACCTTTGATGAGACGGTCCAGGTTGTCCAGCCATTTGTAGCCGTCGTTCACGTCGTTCTTTAGCTGAGGTAAGTCTATCTTGACGCCGTGGTCTTCCATGTTCAGGATGCAGTCCAATAGCAGCATCTCGCGGCGGTAAGCCATGCCGCCCGTCTCGCCAAAATAGCGATCATGCAGGCCTTTAGTCCTGACCACGTCGCCGATGGCATACGGCGCCACCAGGTCTACAGGTGCCTTGCTGATGTATGCACCCGCCGTCTTGCGCGTTGCCTTTGGCACGTTGGCCACAATCCAGTCGGTCAAGGTATCCTGCTCTTCTGGCGGCATGCCAAGCAGACGCTCTGCCATCGGCTTCAACGCCAGCGGCTGATACGGGTCGGCCAGGAATGCCATGGCCATTGTGCAGTCCCATGACATGTGGTGCAGCTTGAGGTTCATGTGCTTCTCGAACACGCCGCGGTCAAACTGCGCATTGTGGCAGACCACGTTGCTGGCTTCGGACATGAGCTCGAACAGCGTCAGCTCTGCCTCTTCGCGTGTATAAGTATTGCCGACAGGGTGTCCCCACGCCACGTAACCCTGCCTGCCATCTAAATAGAAAGCAAAACCCACCGGCTTAGGTGGGCCTGCCTGCGGTTCAATGGCTTCAGTCTCAAAGTCCAGAACCAGGGTTGTCTTCATTTGGACTTACCCTGCTTAAGCTTCTTAACCGGTTTCGCTGGCGCAGCCGTCTCTTCGAAGTCCGGATACTCGAAGGCAATGTCGCGCTCGGCGCTAATCGCTTTGGCCGAAAGAACAGCCACCTCGTTTTGCGTGATGCCACGTTTCACCGCCCAGCTGATCTTGAAGAATGTCTTAGCATCCGGTGTAACCGTAAGCTCTGAGACGACAGCCCACACCGGCCGCTCCGCTGAGAGGATGTCGCTGATATGGCTTTTAAACGCCCCCACCGATGTAATAGGGACGCGAGCATGCCAAATCTGAGCCTTAGACATATCTTGCACAGCAGGTAATAGAGCAATGCGAACCGACTCGCGGCAAGCCTTGCCACGGCCGACGTTAGCCGAGCCCCACTCATTATGGGCGCACTCCGCGCACGTCTTAGCCTGCGCTTCTTTAGCCTTTGGATGCGGTTTGGTCTCATCGGCGTCGTCCTCCGTGTTGAAGTAGGCGTAGCACAGCGGCGACTGGCGCACGTCCGGGTCATAGCCATCCGGGAAGAACGACCGTTCTCCCATGAATGCGAGGAGCACGACGTCTGTCTTGCCGCCGGGAACCACCTTGTTATCAATGATGATCTGCCCACCCTTGAACGAGATGAACTTCGTGGAGGTGACGATCTTGGACAGTGCCTGCTGCTGCTTGGCGATCTGTTGCTTGAGGTTGTCGTCCATCGTGATGACTGCCGTCTGCTGGGGCTCACGCTTGACCAGCTTGTCTTTTGTTGCCATGTGTATGTCCTTTGTGTGTATGAGTTAGAGTCTTAGTCCTTAGTGCTTTGTGTTATGCCATTAGCCTCCTGACTTCGTGAGTGATAGGTCCTGGACCTTCATTGACGTGACACCTGGAATCTTGACCTTCGCATCGGCACGTTCCTGCCACGCCGTGATAGCGATGCGCCTATGCAGCAGCTCGAACGCCTTGTTCTTATGCACGTAAGCATAGAACTTGTTCCAGTCTTCTACCTTCGGCACTTCCGATTCCGTCAGGCTTGCAGTAGCATGTTTGCCCGATGCCTTCTGCGCATCCTGCTTCTCGAGCGCCTCCATGATCTTAGCCTGCAGTTCCTTCTCAGTGCCCTTCATTGCCTCGACCTGACGCTGCGCGGCGATGCGCGTCTCGCGCATACTATACAGTGTGTCGATCATACGACCTAATGTCGGTGTTACCATGTGCCCTCCAAGTATGCAGACAAGTCGCTGCGATTACAATGATAACACGAACGAATGCAGTTGTAACCCAGTATTTTTAAGTCCTGGGTTTAATCGGGTATACCCAGAGTTTCTCCACTTTGTTCTTTGGTATATAGAGACGACGCATATCATCTGACATACCTTCGAGCAGTTTAGCTGTATAGACCATGACTTTATTGTCTATGATGAATGGACAAACGGGAGAACCAATCAAGGCTGCGAGCTTACGACTGACAGCATCAGGCGTAGACTCACGATTAGGGCTGTCAATCCAGGTTGAGATGGCCGATGCGCTTAGCACTTTGCCGTGCTTACCATAAGATGCTATCTTATCATTCTCTAACATCTCAGTAATAGCAGCAGAAATACTATCTTGCCACCGGAATTGTGACGTCGAGTCCTGGATATCCTTCACGCTCATTGCCTGCCACCAGGTGTCTTTGAGTGTGTCCCATTTATACCAGGCCTCGGCCAGTAGCTGGTCACGGACAGACGGAGACCATCTGTATGGCCCTTGCTTGCCGCGTATATCGGTGACGTCTAGGACTATGAAGCGGCGTGCGCCCGTCGGGTCTGACAATAATGTAGGCGTATTAGATGAACCTACGACAATGAACCCGCGCAGTTCATCTATTCTTAAGGAGGAGTAGAGCTCGCGCCATGTATCAAATGGCCGAGACAGAAACTGCTTAAGATGGCCTTGCGCGCCACGCCCTAACGACTCGACGTCATCGCAGTCCAGCACCACGGCAGACCTAAGCTTAAGTGCGAACGTAGTGCTGACCTCTTTAGACAGCTCGATATTGTTGGTGATGGCATAGCCCTTATGCACAGGGAAGTCGCCGAGCGTCCTGAAGAACGTGGTCTTGCCGATACCTTGTGGTCCCACTAGCACGAACATGTAGTCCTGCTGGCATCCTGGTTCCATCACGCGCGCGAGCAACGCGCATATTAACATGAAGCCGGCCTTCGCGGCTACACCATCAGGCGTTTTGCGGCCAATGTCCATCACTTGCGGGAGCCATGATTCGAGCCGTGATATCTTGTCCCACTCGAGGGCACGTATATAGTCACTGACCTTATTGCCGAGCTTTGACATCTTCATGGCATGCGTCTCGAGCGTCGTCTGCACTATCTCTTCTTTAAGCCTTAACCCAGGCATGAGCTTGTTGATCTCTACACGTAGCATCTGTGCCGCTTTGTTGAACGGCATGTCGTCCCCCCTGAACTGCAGCCCAGTGTATTTGTCATAGGATATGACGTCACCACCATTAAGCACTAGGTTCGCGACGATCATGCTGTTGTTATCGTCAAGCAATGCGTTTGATAATGGTTTAGAACCATCCTTAGCGGCTTTGAACTGCACACCTTGAGAGAGCAGATAGTCTGATGAGAAGAGTGCACCGATGTCGAACTCTTCGAGCTCAGCCAGCACGTCATGACCATCTGCCAGCCATTCGTCAATGCCTTTATACTCTTCGGAAGGAACCAGGATTGTGCATGTGCACCCTGCCCGCTCGACCATTACCTTCAATGATGTCGCGGCTTGCGCTATGCCAGGCTTGGTCGGGTCTACGATATCACGGTCTGCGATATAATAGACCTCATCTCTTGGCTTTAGCATCTCCTGGATATCGTCGATCAGCACGTTGCCCGATGCGCCAGGCCTTGAGAACATGTAGCATCCGCCTATGGCAATGACATTGTCTTTGAGATGCTTATAGAGTGACGCCGCTTTTAGTTCACCCTCGCAAATATACTTCTTATTGGCCGAACGATAGTGTTTGCGCGTGACACCTGGCGGGAAGTATGCACGTATGTGGGAGTGGGAGCCATCGAGCGGCCGCTTCGGCGACCTGTATTTCCCTTCAGGCAGGTCCAGCCGCACCCGCCAATGGTTTGTGCCTGGATACGGTATCACGAACGCCGGCACATCAAGGAACCCCTGGAACTGCACTGGCTCTGAGCCTATATCCTTGGCTCCTAGACCACTAATGCTGAGGCGCGCCTGCATAAACGCCTCTGCTCTATTGTATAGGTCTGACTCTTTGTCTTCAAACGTCTGCCAAACAGCCTTTACAGATGACAGTTTGGCCTGGGGTTTAACCATGTTATCTCCAAGAATAGGGTTACGAATCAAGGACTTACGGAGGAACACACATTATGTCGCGATCGACGCACCTAGGGAATCGCGCGACATGTTGTATGCGGGAGCCACCACTTGCACAACCGGCCGAAACTACACAATCCAAGGCACCGTAATGCTGTCGACCAGCCGGTCTGCCATCTCGTTGTTGATGCGCTCCGCCTCCGCCTTCTCCCTGGCCAGGCGCTCCTTTGCACGGCGTGAGCGCGTCGTCTCACGGTGGACGCGCTTCACCGCCTCGTGCACCTCGAGTCCTTCCGGCCGCTTTGGCACCATCGGCGACGGCACCGGGTCGCGGAACAGCCGATGCACGCGTGACGGCGGCATGGCCAGCAGCTGCGTGGGGAGCCTGCCGATCATGATATCCTGCAGCTCGAGGGACGCTTCGGCACGGATGCGAGCCTGTGCCTTACGCGCGTCGCGCAATAGTTTATCACGGTCCTGGTTCTTACTCATCGTCATCCTCCTCTTCTTCGTCCGGAAGCCATGGCTTTTCGCGCGTGGGTATGTAATTCATATCAGTTTCCTCCAGGTTAGACAGTCCGCTTACGGGGGACACGGCCGACGCCAAGTTCGACGCAAACGGACAATAGTATAACGCGTTCGTTTTTCGTTGTAACCCTATATTTTTAACGTCATTTTAACGTCACATGAGGTCACATGTTTTACTAGGTAACTCAGGCATGGAAGATGACTAAAACAGTCGGCTATTATCTCTACGTCACATGAAAGGGTTGAAAAAGGTGTGATTTTGTTAAAAGATGTGATGTTCGTGTGACGTTGTAAGTCCTTGATTTTCTTAATGAAAGGCTGCAACGTCACAACATCACATCTTTTTTATAAAGAAAAGAGAATATAATATAATATTAGATAATATATATATATATAATACGTTTAAAAATTTGACGTGACGTTGTGACGTTGTGACGTTGGCGTCGTCAATGTCTTTCCGTAAGCGGGTGTCCAAAGCGCGATGCGCGACCGCCAAGGTGTGTGTCAAAGTGGATGGTGCGAAACGCATCGCGCAACACACATAGACCGTTGTCATAGCCCTATGTGGCATGGGTGTGGCCCAAAGCCCGTGACCCTGGCCGCATCCACATGTAAGTAAGCGCTAACTAACATGCCAGGTCGCGTCAGGCCGTCGAAATGTAAGTAAGCGCTAACTAACAAGGGCTGGCCGCGCGCGACCGAAAAAAAAGGGCGACTCGCGTCGCCCTCCAGGTTCTACTTCAGTTCACCATCCAGCCGCATCTTCGCCTTATACCATGCGATGCAACTGCCCGTAGTGTGGGACTTCTTGGCCTTTCGCACTTCTGCGGCGATCTTCTCGTTCGTCCACTCTTTGAACTTCGGACTGAGAATCATCTTCTTGGCGAGTGCCCCGATGCCGTTTGCCTTGGAACGTTGCACTTTCGCGGCGGTCTTGGCTTTGGGCTGTTTCTTGTCTTTGCCCTTGCCCTTCGATTTTTTCTTCGGCGGTTCAAACTCATCTGCCAAAACTTGGCTCGCGCCATGGGACTTCGCTTCGTTGGCTTTGATCTGTTCTTTAGTCATTTGTCCACCGGGAATACTACCCACTACCTGCTGTTGGTCTTCCATTTAAATCTCCAGTTATGTTAAAGAATATCTAATAAATTATTTATTAGACATGATAATTATATATTTCTACACTAGATTTGTAAACAGTCAATCGCAAATTATTTGTAGACAATTATTTATATAGTGCGGGCATCGCGCATAGCGCATAACCCTGGACTTGTAAATAGTTTATTTAATTATTTGCCAACTCTCCACGACTGTCGCTAATGTGTCGAGCCCTGGTTTCGGCCATCCATGGTAACGTTAGTAAGTGCTAACTAACTTCCGTGCGCGCGCGCTCGGCCGAGCCGACGTTAGTGAGTGCTAACTAACACTAGCCTGAGCCGAGACCTGGCCTCGGCTGGTTCATACGTTAGTGAGCACTAACTAACCTAAGCCCTGGCGCCTGGCCAGACCTGGCTCAGGCAAATACGTTAGTGAGTGCTAACTAACACCAGTGCTAACGTGCCTGGCCAGACCAGGCTCAGGCATAACGTTAGTGAGTGCTAACTAACCTTTGAGGTTAGTTAGTTCATTTTTTAGATTTGTTTTTACAATTTTCATTGTAACACAAAACTCGAGATAAGTGTGTGAACACTTGTCTTGCAATGTTAGCAAGCACTAACTAACGCTAGCATCGACCGTGCTCGCGCATCGCGCGTAACTCTTGGCCCAGGGGGGTGGGAGAGACGGTGGCCGGCTGTCGCAAACTTCGACGGCAGCGCGCATCGGGCAAACCGCATTTAGAAATACCTATACCCTACATGTGAATCCTATGACAATGTCATGTTTATACGACAGTATTTACAATTAAATTCAAACGCGTTATAAATACAAAAATCTGACCCGAAGGATGGCCATGGCCCGCAAGAAAAAGGAAGTCCCGCAGGTGCCCGAACAAGCGCCCCACAATCCGAATTGGAGGTTCGTCCGCAAGACTGTCTCCAATCCCGCCTTTATCCCCGAAGTCATACAGGAAAAGGAGAATCCGGCGGCGACCAAGCGCGAACTGCGTGCACTGTTGCGCGACGCGCTGGACGCATTGGGCGGCGCCCAGTGGATTGTCGACTTCGTCTATGCGGATGACAAGAATGCACGCGCGTTCCTGCAAGTATTAGGCCGCACGTTGCCGCTCGAGCTCCTGGGCGCTGACAAGGCCCCCATCAGCGTCACGATCATCGCCGCAGACGGGTCCTCCCACAAGGTGGAGCTCGAACCGAAGGTGGTTCCCCCTGAGCTCCCCTTCCGCCTGGACAGCTAAGCATGGCTCTGCCGCCTAAACCGCCTAAAATACGCATTAAAGGCGTAAATGAAATTTCCCAGGCGGATAAATCCTGGAAATATTTCGAGGATTTGTCTCCAGAAGATCGTCAGGCGCATCGTGACTACATGAATGCGTATCAAAGAGATAGGTGGGCGAACGACCCGGAGTTCAGAGATGAACAGCGGGCGCGCCGCGCGGAGAACGCGCGTAACGCGTATCAGAATGACCCAGAGTTTAAACAGAGAGCGGCTTTGTCTAATTTACTTGCTTACCACAAGCGTGTAGGCAATGCGGATAAGGTCGCGGAACTTGAAGCGAACCTGAATGAGGTCCGCGCCGCAAGGGCAGAGCGCAGAGCGCTGGAGAAACAGGAGCGGACGGCAGCGCGGTTACAAGGGATAGAAGACGCCCGTGAGAAGACGATAGCCGAGAAGGAAGCGATTCGGGCTGAGAATCCACTCAAGGCCCCCAATCAAAGCGCGTATGCAACACGCATGCGCGAAGACCCTGACTTCCGTGCGATGCAGAACAAGCAGGCGCAGATCACGTATCTGCGCAAGCAGGGGAAAGAGGTTGAGGCCAACGACCTGGTTCCCGAATTGCGCGGCTTGCAGGCGAAACTGAGGGCGAAGCGCACCGGTGAGCTGGGTGCAGCGGCGGCAGGCGCGACGGCATTGGCGTTGAGTGACCCAGACGAGGCGGAGGCGGCGAAGCCCAAAGTGCCAGGCGTCAGGGGCCTGTCCCCCGCAGACAGGGCGTTCAAGGCGCGTGAGACCATGTCCCCCGAGGACTATGAGCTTTACAAGCAGGCGGCGCTGGCGAGGACGACGGAACGCTATCACAGCGACCCTGCGTTCCGGCAGCGGCAGCTGGACACGGCGAGGGTGTGGCGCCAGGACATGGCGGCGTCGGACCCGGAGTGGAAGGCGATAGACCAGGCGCGGAAGCGGCTGTCGTCGGCGAAGGAGTCAGGGAACGAGGACCGCATCGCCGCGGCGCAGGAAACGCTGGACACGATGCGCGAAGCGCGCAGGGTGAAGAAGGATGCCGACACGGCGCAGCGTGATGCCGCCCGCATGGGCGACATTAACGCCAAGGAACTGGCGGCGGACAAGCTGCGGCAGGACACAGCGGCGAAACTTGGGTGGAAGATAAAAGGCGCGGGGGCGGCAGGCGGTATGGCGCTATTGGGAACAGACGAGGGCAATGCCATGGCACAAGACGACGACATCACAAAGCGCATCCAGACGCAGCAAGTGCGTGAGCGCCCCATCGAGGAGAAGGACCGCGACAAGGAGCTCCTCAAGGGCCAGGGGTTCCTGTCCAGGATGCTCAAGACGGCGGGTGGCGCGGTGGAGTCGGCCGCCGCCATCGGCACGTCCATGGGTGCGTTCCCGTTCGCCGTGGGCACGGAGCTCGCGTCCCACATACGCGGCGGTCGCCCGAGCGAGGACGCGTTCAAGGACACGATGCGCATGATGAGCTATGCGCCAAGGACCGAGTATGGGCAGGGCGCGATTGAGCAGTTCGGCAATGCGCTCGACACGCTCAAGATACCGCCATATGTGCCAGGCGTCGGCCCCGCCATGCAAGGCGCGAAGATGGCGGCGGCGAACGTGCCGATGCGCTTGGCGACGATGCCAGAGGGTCCTGCGGCAGGCGGGTTGGCCGCGCAGATCGGCGCCGTGAAGCCGCGCGGCGGCGAGTGGTCGCCAAGGTCATTGGCCGAGGCGCAACGCCTGTATCGCTTCAGCAATACGCCAGAGCATACGGCGTGGCTGGAGAAGGCGGCGACGAACTATCTGCGGCAGCACGCAGGCACGACGGTGGACCCGGCCAATGCGCTGCCGGTGGTCTCCCGTGAGCGCGGCGGGCCTCAGGGGACATATGAGCAGCTGACGGATAAGTCCATCAAGGGCGCGCCGTTCCAAGAGGTGCCGCAGGAGATGCGGCCGCCAGGCGGCAGGGCGAATGACATGGTGTGGGACCTGAAGCCGACGGACGATCTCAAGATATACTTGAACGAGCTTAGGCCATACATGCGCCAGGTGCCGGCGCGCAAGCTGGAGAAGATGACAATACCGCAGCTCTTGATCGAAGCGAACAAGATCAAGACGGCTGAGTCCAGATCGGCGGAGGCATTGCTGGGCAGGCAGCAGGAGGCAGCGGGCAGGATTCTGGCGCTGCACCCTGACGAACCCGTGATACAGAGGCCCGAAGGCAGTGTCCTCCGCTTCCATAAGGGCATGGACCCTGAGTATGTGAAGAACGCATTGTCGGTGGATTCGTGCTTTGGCGGGAATTGCCTGGGCGGCGGGATGTATAATGTAGAGAAGCTGTTGCCGCCGGAGAGGCTTCAGGAAGGCCGCTGGGTGCCGCTGCGGGACATTACAAAGCAGCAGAAGTGGCCGCAGGAGATGGTGCCGCAAGGCGGTGATGCGCAAAGCGTGCAGGGTCGCAACCGTGAGGCTTATGCGCGTGACACAAACACCTACATCAAGGATATATTTGGAGATAAAGGCGAGGTGTTCGCGACGAGGACGCCGGAGGGACTGCCGGGTGGCGCGTTCAATACAGTGCAAGGTGCCGAGCAGATACGGCGCAACCCTGCGTTCTTCGTGCCGCGTGCCGAGATACGCGACCTTATCATGCAGCGGCGGTATCGCCCGTGGCAGGCAGAGCAACAACGTCTCGGCATACCGAACGAGCAGCAAGTGCCGCTCCCAGGCGGCGGGTTCATCGTGCCGGACAGAGGCCATCTGGGCCCGGCGCAAGTGCGGAGCATTTTGGCGATGCATCCTGATATGGAACCGCGGCTGGCGCCTTACCTGGAGCGCATGGCGCAGGCAGAGCAGGAACCTCACGTAGGGCGTCCGCCGCCGGAGCTCAAGCAATACTACGTGGACAACAACTTTACGCCGTCGCCGCGGTTCTCCCAAATGAACACTGACCTAATACGTCAGATGGTAACGGCGGGTAAACTCGATAATCCGCGCGGGAATGTATTATTGTCCAGGTCTGGCGTAGGCTATCAGGGTGTGCCGTCAGTGGATGAGCACATTGCGCAACTATTGACGGCGGTCAGGGGAAGGCCCGGCGCTAATATCAATATGGTGGAGCAGGCTATAGAACGCGCAGCGGGCAAGCTGGAGAAGCTGAAGGAAAAACGCGTGCTTGACCCCGTCGACCGCGAGAATCTGCCGGGCATACTGAACTCATTAGGTTATGCATCTGCGTATCGCTAATGACTAACATCATACTCCCCAACACGTCGACACTCCGGCCATACCAGCAGGAGGCGATGGCCTATTTTGACAACGGCGGGTTGCGCGGGGCATCGGTATGGCACAGACGTGCCGGAAAGGACTTCGTTGCTATACACCAGATCGCGAAGATGGCGCACAAGCGTCGGGGACTATACTATCATTGTCTCCCTACACAGCGTCAGGGTCGTAAGGTGGTATGGGAGACACTCACAAAAGAGGGACACAGGCTCATTGACATGGCGTTCCCAAGCCCGTTACGTAAAGGCAACCCGAACTCTACGGAAATGCGCATCCCGCTCAAATGCGGGTCAAATTACCAAGTGGTTGGGTCGGACAATTACAGCGCGCTCATTGGGTCTAACCCAGTGGGCGTCGTGTTTAGCGAGTGGTCCCTTACCGACCCGCGTGTGTGGGACTTCATCCGGCCGATACTTGTGGAAAACGGTGGATGGGCGTGGTTCATCTACACGCCACGCGGCTATAACCACGGCTTCGACATTGCCGAGATTGCCAAAGACAATCCTGAGTGGTTCTACTCCCGCAAGACGGTAGACGACACGCATGTCCTGACACCGGCCGACATCCAGAAGGAAGCCGACGACGGCATGCCCAAGGAGCTGATACGCCAGGAGTTCTACTGTGACTTCTCGGCGGCGAACGTAGGCGCAGTGCTCGGCGGGTATATCGAAGCGGCAGAGAAGGAAGGGAGAATACTCGATGAAGACCTCTACAAGTCCAGTGGTGAACAGGTTATGGCCGTCCTCGACATCGGCTTCCGTGACACTACCGCCGTCTGGTATGTCCAGGTTCAGGCAACAGGCCCGGAGCTTGTCGGTTATGATGAGGCGGCGGGTCTGGACGCGGGTGATTGGACGAAGAGGATAAAGAACTCACGCTACGATGTTGGCAAGGTATGGTTGCCTCACGATGCTAGGAACAAGACGTTCGCCTCCAAGCACTCGGTGCTGGAACAGTTCCTGGGTGCATTTAGTGTTGTGAGCATCGTGCCGAGCACTAAGATATTCGACCGTATCAATGCCGCGCGGACGATGTTGCCATATTGCAGGTTCAGCCGGACACACTGCGAGCGCGGGCTGATGGCATTGCGCGAGTGGTCATTCCAGTGGGACGACGTGCGCAAGGTGTTCAGCCAGGAACCGCTGCACAACTGGGCTTCACACGGCGGGGATGCCTATACGTATCTGTCCGTCGTGCTAAGCGCAGAGATGAAGGACTGGAGTAAAGCACCGCTTAACCTGGAGCAGCAGAGTGAAGTGTGGGTGCCGAACGGCGCATGCTACACCTTCACGCTTGAGCAGCTCCATGAAGATGCCGCAAATGATAAAAGAGGATGGTTACGCATATGAGTGAAAGCAACTACAGCGGCAAGAGCGACGACGACTTTGCCAAGTATACGCCTCAGGATTGGGCGAGCTACTGGACGAAGGAGTTCAATGCCTCCAAGAAGTGGATGCAGTCTTACCATGCGGCAGGACGCAAGGTGGAGGCGGAGTATCTGTCGCAGCACATGGAGCAGCAGGATGAGGGCAACAACGCCCGCTTCAACGTGTTCTGGGCGAATGTCCAAGTAGTGCTGGCGACAGTCTACGCGAAACTGCCGGCGCCTGAGGTAGATCGCCTCCACTTGGACCAGAATGACGACGTCGCGAGGGTAGCTGCCAATATGCTGCAGCGCATATTTGAGTTTGAGCTTGACGACCCCCGCGAGTCTCCTGAGGATATCTACAAGCTGGCCATCCAAGACAGGTTCGTGCCAGGAATCGGCATCGTCTGGCCAAGGTATGAGTTCCAGTCCCAGACGACGGTGTCTCCGCCCATTATGAGCCCAGACGGCACGCGTGAACTGGCGCCGCAAGTGGAGATGACCGTCATTACCGACGAACGCGCGCCTATAGACTATGTCCGGTGGGATGACTTCTTCTATTCTCCGTGCCGCACATGGCAGGAGAAGCGCTGGCTCGCGCGCCGCGTGTATATGAACAAGCGCAAGATCATAGAACGGTTTGGCAAGGTGATTGCCGAGCAGGTGCAGCTCAAGTCAGGCCAGTCAAAGTCGCTGGCGGCAGAGGACCCGATGCGCCAGTCGCCGGAACCTCTGGGTGAAATCATCGAGATTTGGTGCGAGGAGTTCGGCGGCACGTTCTGGTTCAGCATCGGTGCTGCCGTCATACTTGACTTCAAGGCGAACCCGCTGGGGCTGACCGGGTTCTACCCTGTCGCCAAGCCGCTGATCGCGTCGCACTTGACCAATGCGTTCCTGCCGCGACCTGACTTCGCCATGGTGCAGGACCAATATGGCGAGCTGAACCTGCTGGCGTCACGCATGAAGCTGTTGACAGAGGCGCTCAAGGTTGTGGGCGTCTATAACAAGACGGCGGACGGCGTGCAACGGCTATTGAACCAGGCCGGCATGAACCAGCTTATCCCGGTGGATAACTGGGCGATGTTCGCCGAAGCAGGCGGTATCAAGGGCGCCATCGACTGGCTGCCGTTGGACATGGTGATATCGACGCTCGTCCAGATGACAGAGCGCAAGAAGGCATTGCTCCAAGAGGTCTACGAAATTCTAGGACTGTCGGACTTGATGCGCGGCATGTCGGTTGCCTCTGAGACAGCGACGGCGCAGCAGCTCAAGTCTCAATATGGCTTCGCGCGTATCAGCCGCTCGCAGGATGACATTGCCAAATTCCTGACCACGTCCACGCAGATACGCGCGGAGATCATCTGTAACCATTGGCAACCCCAGACGATCATCGAGCGCTCGCAGATCATGCAGACGCCGGATGCCAAGCTTGCCCAGCAGGCGGTGATGCTGCTCAAGAGTTCGTCGCAAATCGCCCTGCGGCTGAAGATAACCGCAGACACGACAGCGGCGCCAGACTGGAACCAGGAGAAACAGCAGCGTATTGACTTCCTGCAGGCGACGTCCCAATTCATTGGTATGAGCATGCCGCTGATACAGCAGCATCCTGGGTCCGGTATCTTCCTGATACAGATGCTGCAATGGGCTGCGACCGGGTTCAAGGCCGGCAAGGAAATAGAGGGCGTGCTTGACCAGGCTGTCGATGCGCTCAAGCTGTCGCTCGCAACGCCGCCGCCACCGAAGCCGCCTACGCCCAAAGAGCTCAAGGAGCATGCCGACGCCGAGAAAGGCACGGCAGAGGCGAAGCAGACCAATGCCGAGACCATGGCTGCGCTCATGCGCAACGGGTATTCGCCGGAGATGCTCGCGCAAATCCCGCCGGGTTCCAAGCCACCGGGTCCTCCGCCGCAAGGTCCGCAAGGCCAGGTGCAGTTGCCTCCAGGCGGCGGTGGGCCTGGACGTCCGCCGCAGACGGCAATCCCTAACTATCCGCCTCCACAAACGGTGCAATGATGAGACGCAGATGGATTTACCGCGGGTGCGAGGCTATCGAGGTCGGGGATGACTATGTCCCCGATGCTCGTAGCGTGCAGGACAGCATACTCTGGAATGACCGTGCCTACCAGGACATGGGCGACCCAAGGTTCGCCTCCCGCAAGCAACACCAGGAATACATGAAGCAGCAGGGCTTGACGACTGCCAGTGACTATCATCAGCAATGGCGGAAGCAGGAAGAGCAGCGTAACAAGGTCAACAGCGGTTATGACCCAAGCAGGAAAGAGCACGTTTCAAAGGCCATCCATAAACTTACAGGAGCATAAATCATGGAACCTGATGTAGCAGCAGGACTTAACGGCAACACACCCCCACCCAGCTCGCGCGACGCGCTGGCCTCAGCATTTGAAGGTTTGGAAAAGGATGAAACACATGGCGATACGCAGGGGGCCGGGGATACTCCGGTTCAGCAAACAGGCCAAGAAGCCGGCCAGACAGCTCCAGCAGGCGATACTCCAGGTGCCGTCAAAGACACCGGGCTCGGGATTGCTCCTGCCAAGGAACCGCAACAAACCAAACCCGCAGCTTCGCTGACGGACACACCATCCCAGACACCGCGTGTCGCCAAGCCACCGGCGTCATGGAAACCGGCTGCACGTGAGCACTTTGCAGCATTGCCGCCGGCAGTGCAGAACGAAGTGCTACGGCGTGAGCGCGAAACCCAGGTTGCCTTGCAGGACTCGGCACAGGCACGGCAGGTCATACAGCGCTTCGGTGAAACCATAGGCCCATACCAGCAGGTCATAGCCCTCGAGGGTGGCGACCCGATGAAAGCCTTTGGCGATTACCTCAAGACGGCGTCTGTCCTCCGCATGGGCACGCCGGTAGAGAAGGCGCATGCCGTGGCACAGGCGATTCACACGTTTGGTGTCGACGTCACCATGCTGGATGGCGCATTGGCTGCAGTGCTGGGTGGTAAGCCCTTGCCGCAGCCGCAAGGCCAGCAGCAACAGGCGTATCACGACCCTCGCGTCGACCAGCTGCTCCAGCAGATGCAGGATAAGGAATATGCTCAGCAGGAAAGGATGGAGAGCGAGTTGTCGAGTGAGATAGCCGAGTTCGCAGCTAAGCCTGAGTTCGAGTTCTTCGAAGACTTGCGCGAAGACATCAGTGCTATCTTGCGCGTGGGCGTAGAGCGCGGGCGTGTAGTGTCTTTGGCCGACGCTTACCACACTGCCGCCCAGCTGAACCCAGATATAGCGAAGGTCATCGCGCAACGGGCAGCGGCGAAAGCGGCAGCGGCTGGCAAGAAGGACCTACTGTCCCGCCGTGTCGCCGCATCCAGCGTTACGGTAGGCGCACCAAGCCAGACCGGTAGCACTGGCATAACGAACGAGAAGGGTCCCTCCATACGCGAAGCTATTGAGAACGCCATAGAGGCCCAAGCGGTATAAAAAAACGTTTACATTTTAATTTGAACGCGTTATTATTGAAATTCCTGGGTTCCATCCGCAGAGGAAAGCCCGGAGTTGGCCGCAAGTCTGACGGCAGCGTGAAGCCTACGGGCCCATCACCAAAACAAGGCAAAGAGTTTCGACTTTAACCCTTATATGGAGATATGCCATGAATTGGCTACTTAATAAGCTTCACGCAGTGCTGTTCGGCTACCTTAGCCGGATGGGCTTTATTCTTTCTGCTTTTCCAAACGTTACCGACATTGTGGCGACAGCCATCGAGTCACGCACCCGTGTCATACAGGACAACGTGACGAACAACAATGCCGGCCTTGCCTATATCAAAGACAAGGGAAATGTCAAGACCATTTCTGGCGGTTCCACCATCCTCGAAGAAATCAGCTTCGCGGAGAACGCAAATGCCGGTTGGTATTCTGGCTACGACCTGTTGCCGATCGCGGCGCAGGACGTGTTGAGCGCTGCGCAGTTCGCCCTCAAGCAATGCGCGGTGCCTGTCATCATCTCTGGCCTGGAAGAATTGCAGGTAGCAGGCAAAGAGCAGATGATCGACCTGATGGATGCACGCCTCGGCGTTGCGGAATCCACCATGGCCAACCTGGTGAGCCAAGGCTTCTATGCCGACGGCACAGGCGCAGGCGGCAAGATGATCGTTGGTCTCGAGGCGGCGATTCCTGCCAATGCGTCGGGCACCAGCGGGCGTATCGCGACCGGCACATATGGGGCTATCGACCGCGTCACATGGGGGTTCTGGCGTCCTTGGGCATCACATCCCGCCGCTGCCCTGACCAATCTCACAATCCAAGGTGAGATGAATACCGTGTGGGGTAACCTCGTGCGCGGTCGCGACCGTCCTGATGTGATTATCGCCGATACGTTCATGTGGCAGCTGTATCTGTCCAGCCTGCAGGCGCAGCAACGCTTCACCGACCCGAACGCTGCAAAGCTGGGCTTCCCGGTAATCAAGTATATGGATGCTGACGTGGTGCTGGACGGCGGGTTGTATTTCCCGTCATCGGCGTTTGGTCCAGGTGCTGCCGCCAAGACCATGTATTTCCTTAACACGAAATACCTGAAATGGCGCCCGCACTCTGCACGTAACATGGTGCCGCTGTCCCCGAACCGGCGCTACGCAGTGAACCAGGACGCCGAAGTGGCAATCCTGGCGTTTGCCGGTGCAATGACTTCCTGCGGCGATGCGTTCCAAGGCCGCTTGACGTCGAACTAACAGTTGTCAAACCGCTGGGGGCTTCGGCCCTCAGCACCTTTAAGGAGAACAAGCATGAAGAAGTTACTACTTGCAGCAGGCCTTGCTCTGATGGCAGCATTGGCGCACGCAGACGCCATCAATAACTTGACGTTGTCGGCATTGCCAAACCCGGTGCCGCAGTCGTCCAGCAATCCCTGCGTGATTTGCGCTACACAGGCGCAGAACCCCGCCGGCTTTGGCTTTAACAACTTTGACAGTCAAGGGAATGACAGCAGCTTCAACCTGTTTTCCTCGGCCATCACGGGTGCATTTGGCAACAACGACGATATCAATGTCACGCCATATACCTCTGGGTTTCTGCGCACGTTTCTTCAGAATGCTGGCGACCCACTCTTCACGTTTGGCATTGCCATCGATATCAATACGGCGCATGGAGGTGAAACTCTGCAGACATTCCAGCTGATTGACCTGGATAAGCCGCTCGGCCAGAAGATTATCTTCGACATCGATGGGCCTATCGCTTTGCCGGACATCTTCAATGGCAACGGTAAGGGCGATTACCTGCTAACTGGCTTTGACTTGTCAAGCGTAAACATCGGCGACCGTCTGTTGTTTCGCGCTCAATGGTCAGGCGCTTCGGATGGTGGCGAGAGTTTTTATCTCGTTGCCTTCCCGAACGCTGTCAATGTCCCTGAGCCTGGTTCGCTGGCCCTGCTGGGTTTAGGCTTGATGGGCCTTGGCTTCACTGTTCGTCGCAAGACGAAGCAATAGAGTTTCATGCCGTGAGTCTTAAGCGGGGGTGAAAGCTCCCGCTCTTTTTCAAGGAGAACTACATGCCTGCTTCCCTCCCAGGTTCAACCCTGGTTCAAAACCAAGCGAACCCGACTCTGGGTCGCATGGTTACGTTCGACCCGCTGTCTGGGCCGAAAGGTTCGCCTCTTGATGCAAAGAAGCCGAACCCAGCTGGCGGGGCGTTTCTTCCCGACCCAGCGAATTGCTCGACCGGAGCGCTGTCAACCGGCATCGGGTATGGTTCGCCTCCGATCATCGGCCCCATCTCGGACCCCATCATCAGCAACACCGTGAATGGCATTCGCAAGGCGGGTTTTGATGATGACCAACTGGCCGGCACGACGCCGCTTGGGCGCCCTGCTGCGGCACAGAACACTGTTGACTCCACTTATCTGTATATTGGTGGTGGTCGTGATGTCATGGTGGGTCCTTCCACTCTTGGCAAGAGCACGCCGCAACCCTATACAGCCGGCGTTGGCATTCTGGCCGCTGGAAATGGCGGGTCGCGTGACGGTGGTGCCGGCCCTGCCTTCACCGGCTTTGGTCTCAAAATGGTAACCGCAGTCGGCGCCGTGGCAAACGGCGTGGCAGTGGAAGCTGGCTTTATTAACCGCAGTGGAGTGGCTCTTGTCGCTAGCCAGTCCGTGTTTGGCTCCACTTTGGCAGCCACGGCAGCGCCAGCATGACCGCCGACCACAAGCATGATAGTAAGGCTGAACACGACGCCGTCATCAAGGCCGAGAAGGACGCCGAGGCTGAGTATCAAGCCGGACTCAAGAAGGACAAGGCTGCGGAACCTAAAGTGGCAGAGGTTCCTTACGTGCGTCCGCTGGAGCGTCCCCATTATTCACTAACCGAGGAGTGCAAGAAATGGGACGAGTCAGTTGCGGCGGAGCTGGCAGCGGCACAGCCGGTGACGAAGATAGACCCAAGGCCTATTGGCTACGTCGAGGAAGACGAAGAGGAATCCGAAGACAAGCCGAAGGCAAAGGGCAAAAAGTGAAGGACGAGGACCGTGGCTTGCTCGTGCTCGGCATGTGCGCAGTCTTCACGGTCCTCGCCATCATCTGGGTCATCACAAGTGCCTTCTAAATCACCGGCGCAAATGCGCCTTATGCAAGCGGTGGCGCATAACCCTAACTTCGCCGCCAAGGTGCAGATACCGCAGAGCGTCGGCCAGGATTATAACCGTGCCGACGAATTGCGCAAGCAGGCGCAGATGGCATATAAGCTGCGCAGCGGGACACGTAGGAACTATTGAAGCAACTGTGCACGACTAAGGCGGATTCCCCGCACGATGTGCGTGACAGCACTAGGAGAGAACCATGGAATTGCAGACATTTGAAGGTGACCAGCACGAGTTCATGCGTGCACGCGCAGGCGATGAAAAGCTTGCCGTCCGTTTCTTTACCAAGGCCATGCAGGACAGTGACCAGACGGCGATTCAAGGCCGGCCTATCTTCAAGGAGTTCGATTACATCCAAATCGTAATACCCGGCGACCGTTCCAATACGATTGTCCGCCCCATCAGTGTGCAAGACGTCGACCGCTTCCAGAAGCAGTATGACCACTGGAAAAGGACGAAGGAAGAAGAGATGCTGCAAGGCACCCCGCTAGATGCCTGGGGTATTATGAACTTGGCGCAAATCGAGGAATACCGCTATTTTGGCGTGCGCACGATTGACCAGATGGCGACGTTGAGCGATGACATCTGCGGCAAGATCATGGGCGCGACGCCTTTGAAGCAACGCGCCATTCAGTTTCTGGCCTTGGCTAAAGAAGGCG